AAGAAGCTCCTGTTGGAGTAATATAGAACGTAATGTCTATAAATTCTAACGATTTGGTTGGTTTGATATAAATCTTACCTGTCATTTGATTTCTGTCTAAATCAGCAGCGTCTGACGAAACTGTTACACGGAAGTCATATAAACCTCTATCTCTTCTGATAGCGTCTAAGATAGGGTTAACAGCATCTAAGAAGTCTTGTCTTACTTTTTGGTCGTTTTGTTCAAACAATAATCTTACAGATACTGCTGAAATCAATTTACGAGCTTGAAGTAATAATCTTCTTACATTAATTCTATCAAGAGCCGATTGAGCAACTTGTAGAGTTTTGTTACCCCAAATCACAGTTCCAACATCAGAGAAAGTTGCAATTGGATTAATACGACCTTGATAAAGTGTATCTCTATCTTCTTGAGTAAGTTTCTTTCTCGCTTTAACCGCGTTTACAATACCTCTTGTGTAACCTGCTGCCGCGAACCAAGGGAATGCGATATTATCGGTTAAAGCCAAGTTTCTAACAACTTCCGCAGTTGGTGGTAAATAGATTTGTGTATTATTAACACTATCTCTAGTTAATACCCAAGGGTAATAAGTTGCAGTGTAGTTAGAGTCAATACCACTATTTTCTAATTCATTTACCGCCTCTTGTGGGTAAACTAATTGAGTTGGGTCATAAGTTGGTAGAAGTAAATTACTATCTGCCGTTGTACAAATATACAATGAGTCAGCTCTATTGAATTCAATCATTTCGATTGAGGATTCAACTAAATCAGAGTTATTAGTATAATCAATACCCGGAGTTACAAATAAATTAATGTTAACTGCTTCAGGATTAGAGAATGTTTGTTGACCTAATAAGTAAGCGTAGTAATCGGAGTTACCCCAATCAACAGTATTATTACCAACTGTTATTTGTTTAAATGCTCCCCAACCTGATGCTGTAGGATATTGTATATTACTACAAGCACCATTTAAATAACCTCTTCGACCTAATTTAAATAAGTCACCATTTGTTCTACGTTCTCTATAGATATCCCATCCATCAAAACCTCCTTGAACTAATAAAGAGAATTTACGAGAGTATATTCTGTAGTAAGGACTTAACTCACTAGTAGGGTCTGAAGTAAAGGTTGCATCACCAACATAATATGCTGAAGTTCCACTTGTTGTATACGCTTTTGAAATTGTTATTCCACTTGCGTTTTTATCCATATGATAACCTTTGGTTAATGTTAACCATTCAGCAGCATCACTATCAATACATAAATTTAATGGTCTTTGTTTTCCTTTATATTGGAAGAAATCAACATCATATCCTGCCCCGTTTCCTGTTGAAATCCCTAAATAAGTTCTACGAACATTATCACCCGGACTTAACGTAGCATCATTAGAACCTGAACTTAATCCAAATGGTGGGTCAAATACCACTTCACCAGGATAATCATATTTAGTTTTATAAATTGGGAATGGAGATTTTGATGAACCATATTGTCTCATTTTAAATCCTTGGAATCCACAAGGTAATGTATCAACAGGAGCATCTTCATTCATTTCTACCATAATGTATTTAGAATTCAATGCGTATTCTCCGTCAGTTGTTCCAATTTTTTGAGCCACAAACGAATTACTGTTAGGGTCCATAGTACAATTTGTGAACTTTTCAATAACTGTAGGGTTATTATCCGTATCAAAAAAGTCTCTAACTAAAACATCAAATGTTAAGTTATTAAACGACATATTAGCAATTGATATTTTTACTTCAGTATTAGCGTCATTACCATCAGAAATAGTTGCAAATCTAAATAAGTTAAATACTTTATTACCTCTAACCTCAGAAACAACCCACGGAGAAACCGGTGTTTGGTATTTTTCTAAGTAATAAGCTATTGATGTTGAATTTCCACCTGCAGCTCTTGGTAAAGCTAATAAATCACAACTTAAACCTCTAATATAACCTTTATTATAACCATAATTTAATAATGTTTGGAATCTTTCTTCAACAAACAATGGAACTGTCGTTCTTGGTTTTGCGAAATTTGAAGACCCAAATACTTTAGGTAAATATTTAGAATCAGACTCACTAAATGATGTTTCAAAGAAGAATGTATTACCTTCGTAATCTGTCACATTAAGTCCAAATGTTGAGAATGGATTTTTAGCGATATTAGAATATGTTGATGCCGTACAATTAATTGACACATCAGTTAATCCGGTAACTTCATATGCTGGTCCGTTATCAGTTGTTGACGCATAAGTCGCAATACCTCTTGAACGAAGAGTTGCAATAACCATATCGTCAAAATCAGTATATGAAACACCTGAGTAAACATAAATTTTACCACTTACCGTACCACTATAACAAGTTGTTATTGTTCCTATATTATTAGAACCTGTATTACCTGATGTTGCTGGATTACAAGGATTATCAATCGTAACATTAACTGTCCAAGTTTGGATGTTAGACCCATCTTGTGATGTTAAGACATATGGTTTAGTTCCCGCTGAGAAGTTTTGTGTCATCCCTGAACTTTGTTGTGTTACACCACTAACGGTAACACCTGTCGTACAAGCACTAAATGTTACAGTCAACGCTGTCAAACCTGAAGTAGGTGTTGTAAATGGTAATACAACATCAATTGTATTAGTACTATAATTTATACTACCAACAGTATTTGAAACTGTTGCCGAACTAACCGATAATGAATAGAAAGATGCACAATTTGAAGATGAGGTTGTTGCAGTTAAATCACTAACAACATTATAGAATGAGTAACCACTGTATGAACCGTTAGTATTATCAAATAAAGAATAGTACCAAGGGTCATTGTTAGCATCTGTATAATCAGCATTCGTTGAACTTACACTGTCAATACCGTAAACATTAGTTGCATCTGTGTATGTAGTACTTAATGTGTTATAATCAGAACCTGAAATTGTTCCATAATAATTAATAGATGTTGCAGAATGACTTGGGGTTGTAATTATGTCAAATAATTGAGATTGAATGTTATCTAAAATTCTTGATGTACTACCATTGAAGGTTTCATACGTATCATTAATTTTATTTGATATTAATGTTGGTACGTTAAACACTTGAACTGTTTCAATACCACTATTACAACCTGTAAAAGTAAATGTAAACGGTGTTATTGTATAACCTGTACATATATTAGCACATAATGCTAAGTCATATGTAAAACCTGAACATTGGAACCCAACTGTTGATTTATCTACGTTCGCAATTGTTGTAATAGACCAAGATGGTCCTGCGTCATATCCTGATAATCCCAAAATTCTTGTAACAAACAATTGATTAGATTGTTGTAAATAAGCTTTTGCGATATACGAAGCTTCATACTTCGGTATTTGTGTATTAATAAACTTTTCAGGGGATGTTCCTCCAAAAAAAGTTGAGAATTCATCGAAGTTACGTATAAAGATAGGTTCAAAGGCAGGTCCTTTTTGTGTCTCACCTACAATACCTAATGTGGTTACACCCACACTCTGTGCTACGAAACTTAAATCAACTTCGGAAGTATATACCCCAGGAGATACGAATACTTTGCTGTTTGTTGCCATTAGTTTGTCTTGTTTATAATTTTATTTATATATAAATATTAAAAAAAAATCAAAATACTTTACTTCGTAGCAACTATTTATATTTTAGGGAGATTATTTTCTACCTTTTTTCTACTTATGGATAAAGACATCAAAAAGATTAAAAATTTAAAGATATCTGTGGAGACACACGAGATTCTTAAAACCTACTGTGAAAAGAGAGGTATTAAAATGTATCGGTTTTTAGAAAGGTTAATTATTGAAAAGTGTAAACCTAAAAAAGATGTTTATGGAGAAGACTAAAATATCTTATCTATGAATTGAATTGTTGATTCCGTTGATGGATTATCTTTAACAATCTCTAACCTTAACACATCACCTGAATTAATTTGTATTAATTCTAAATCAGACCCATAGTAATCGTCATTAATATAAACATCAAATGAATCTACATTTATTGTATCACCAATTTTAATGTCAACAACATAACTAAATAATTGTGTTAGTGTCGTATTACCAACTAAAAATAATGCCTGACTTCCCGGGCCCTCTTCAACAGGTTTCTTTTTATTTCGTCTTGTTGTCTTTTTTTCAAACTCAACAACCTGTAAAACTCTTGTTATTGCCGGAGATACTTCAAATTCATCTTCGTCAATTAAAAACCCTAACATTGTAAATTCATAAGTTTGAATGTAATATTTTCTTTTTTCAACTTCCATTACTGATTCATCAGTAATGTTACCCATAATAATTGGAATGTAATGACCTTTAATAACCGCATACGCTTGTCGAGAAGAAAATTTTTCAATAATAGTTTGATTGAGTTTATTTAATTCTCTCATTCTATTACAAACAATTTTAACTGAATAAGTAATATCTACCGGAACAGGTTGTGGGATAGTATAAACATCCATTCCATTTCTTTGCCCATCAAAAGTCGGAACTTGTGCGTAAAAATATTGTCTTCTATTTGGGATATTATATAAAATCGCTGGATTACTTCCAAATTTAACTTCAGGTGTTCTAACTACGGTAATGAACGGTGGTTCAGCATTTTTATCTATGTTTTGAAAATTCCAAGTTTCAGTAAATTGAGCCCAATTCTGAGTTGTAACCAAAATATCAACAGTTGGAATAGTTTTACCTTCAACAACAACTTTTAAATCATTCTTAACAAAATCTAAAAATCCTCTGTCCAAATCAGCGTGTAATAAAGATTTTGGAAGATAAGTTCCGTCTTTATTGATTTTTTCCAAAAGTTCTTCTCTTCTTGGTAAAAGAGTTTTTGGTTCCGTTAATGGTAAATTTTTCTTTATTTTACTTGGTAAACCCATTTTATTGTTTTGTTATAAATATTTTGTTTCTTGAATTTATCATTTCTACTCCCCCCACATTATATATTGGTTCTTTTGTATCTTTTATAACATAAGAACTGTATTTGTATGGGTCATAGGTAACAATGTTATCATTTATGTCATTAGGTAAACTCTCACAAGGATATTTACAATATTCAAGTAATGTTCCGATTACAAATGCGTGAACATTTTTTCTTTTATCTTTTAACACTCTTGTTCTACCTCCCGGTCTAACTCTAAATTCAACATCGTTTAATTTGACGTGGTCTGCGTGTGAGATTAATTTATTTTTATATGTGATTGAGAATGTGTGTTTATTTAAATTATAATACACCATTACTTTTTTATTTATATGATTATTTTCAATTTCCATAATTGTAATATGTTGATAATGTTTTAACCGGTAAATTAAAATTATCTTGGAACCATTTTTTCATTGGTTCGTGCCAATGGTTATCAAACATACTATCTAAGTGTCTCGCATACTCACCCAAAACTTCTAAAATCGGTGTTTGGTCTCTAAATGGTTTGTGTGAAGGGTCATTTTTATCATAGAAGTCAACATCAAAATAATGAAAAACAGAATCAGAATCTTCTTCACCTTCCCACTCACCTTTAAAAAAAATTAAAAAGTTTTCATTTTCCTTATCAATATCGACATATCCGTCATCATCTATACCAAGACCATAAACCCAATCCATATCATTTGGGTTAAAGGTTTCATCAATATAGTTATAGATTGAATTAGTTAATTTATTTTCTGTTATAATTACTTTCATTATAATCCTCTAAATTCGTTATTTGTAACCGGTGATGCCATAATAGTTCTGTAGAATGGTTTGTATCCACCCAAAGTATGTTTGTTGTCAGAAGTCACCCTTCCATCGTTATTAACCGTATAATACCTTACTTTATCTTCCGTTTCATAGTATCCAATGTAATCACCATAACTAATATCAATATCCAACTCTTCCAAATCTCTTTGATAAACAGACACTTTCATATTACCCGGCTCCATTTGGTCAATTTTAGAAGTTCCCAAATATTTGTTCTCAGGTGCCATAATTTGAACATACCCTTTGAATTCGACCGGTGGTAAAAACTTAATACCATCAGATACGGTCTCACCATAAACATCATCTGTTTTGGTCTTATATCTATCAACGCGATATAGAACTAATGTAAAGTTCATATCCCCGTGCAACCATTCGGTTCCGAAGTCTTGTTCTAACTTGAAATCCTCCGCTCCGAAGAACTTACCTATTCTTGTAATTGGTACTTTATTATTCATATTTTTTTTATCTATTGTAAAAATTCTTCGCTTCTTGTTCCGGAGTTATTGATAATCACTCTTAACCCAAAATAATTTTTAATATCTTTTATTATTTGGTGATTCCATTCATTTCGTGTAACATTTTTTGTAACAGCATAACTTAAATATTTGCTGTCACTAGGGACAATATACATTATAGACATATAATATTCGTCATCATCACCTGTTGGTCTCAATTCAAACTTAATCTCCGATACACCATTGGGTTTAGTAATGTTTAAATATCGACCGATTAACTTAGTATAGTTTTTAATTTTGTCTGACTCATCATTCATATTGATAAATATTATAAAATGTGTTATATTTCTATTAAAAGATTAAATTTGGAAAACAATACATCTGAAAATTCTAATTTAACAATAGAACAACGAGCAATATCTCTCCTTGAAACTTATCAGGGGGCGAATAACTATATCTTAAAATTAAAACATCAAAAAGAGACCAACAAAAGATTTTTTCCTACAAGGGCTCAATGTGATTACATTATAAATTATTACGAAGTTACACCTAAGGTAGCCAAACGATGGGTTGATTTAGACCCCTACTTTGCCAAAAAAATTGCCGACGAAAAATTATTACTTAAAATCCCCGAACAGGTATGGGTGGAAAAGCTATTAGTTGAGAAAGAAAAATCCTACCACGTTTGGGGAAAAGTATTAGATTCTGAAACTATCCACGATTTTTGGCTACCAAAAGGTGCCTTGATTAAAACACACACAATTAAGAATATTGTTGTGGATTATTCAAAGTACTCCAATCGTCCGCCATTGGAACATCAAAAAGAGGCTATTGAAAAACTTGCCGGTTCTAAAAGATTTATTCTTGCCGATGATATGGGGTTAGGTAAGACAACCGCAACAATTATCGCTGCGTTAGAAACAGGTGCAAAAAAAATATTGATTGTTTGTCCGGCATCATTAAAGATTAACTGGCAAAGAGAAATTGAAAACTATACAGATAGAAGTGTTTATATTTCTGAAGGTAAAAATTTCTCAATTGAACACGATTTTGTAATTGTTAATTACGACATTCTTAAAAACTTCTACGATTTAAAAAGTAAGACCGAATCTTTAATCACACAAGGAAATTTTGATTTAATTATCTTGGATGAAGCTCATTATGTTAGTAATGGACAAGCGGCAAGAACCAAACTTGTTAATAGTTTTTCTAAAAGTTGTGAAAGAGTGTGGTTATTAACCGGAACACCGATGACTAACCGACCGATGAATTATTTCAATCTGTTGGCACTTATTGAAAGTCCTGTCGCTCAGAATTGGATGGCTTATGCTATTAGATATTGTCAAGGGTATCAATTCACTGCGGGAACTCGTAAGATATGGAATGTTACCGGAGCATCAAACTTAGAAGAATTAAGAGATAGAACATCAAGACAAGTTTTACGTAGATTGAAGACGGAAGTTTTAGATTTACCTGAGAAAATTATTACACCGGTTTATCTAAGATTAAAGTCAAAACTTTATGAAGGGTTGATGGGTGAATACTATGATTGGTATAATAAGAACCCAGATGAGTCAACATCTTTAACAGTTCAATTCAGTAAGTTAATGAAGGTTCGTCAAGTTATTGCCGAAGAAAAAATCAAAGATACCATAGAATTAGCTGAAAATATTTTGGAACAAGACAAAAAAGTCATTATCTTTACCAACTTTACTGAAACATTAAACAGAATTGCCGACCATTTTGGAAAACAAGCTGTGAGATTGGATGGTTCTACATCAAAACCTCAACGACAATATGCTGTTGACCAATTTCAAGATAATGAAAAGATTAAAGTGTTTGTTGGGAATGTCAAAGCCGCTGGTGTTGGGATTACATTAACCGCCGCTGAAGCCGTAATAATTAATGACCTATCATTTGTTCCGGGTGACTTAGCACAAGCGGAAGACCGAGCATACAGATATGGTCAAAAAAATTCAGTATCGGTTTACTACCCAATATTTGATAACTCAATCGAAGGAATCATCTATGATATGGTAAATCAAAAGAAACAAAACATTGGAACCGTAATGGGTGACAACATAGATGAAAAGGGTGATTTCATCTCAGATATTATGAATAGAATAAACAATCGAGGTTAATTCGGTTGTTTAGATATTTATCATAATAAACACAAGCCTATATGAAAAATACAGAAAACAAAGTTAATCTTATTATTGAAGAGATTAAAAAAAATGAAACGGATAGAAAAGTAACCTTAGTGTTATCAGAATCCAAAGCCGAAAAATGTTCAACATCTAAAGTTGAGGAAATTAGACAAGTATTTAACACAAACCCAAAAGTTAAAGATTTATTTAAATACGCAATCAATAGAATATTAAAAGATGTTTTTCCTAACAATTACTACAATAGAGGTGCGTATGGTGAAGGTGAAATGTCCGGAATATATGACTTAGAACAAGAAGGTCGTTCAGTAATTAACAAATTAAACACAAATTATAGTTGTTTTTGTGTATTACTTAGAGACATTAACAAAGTGTTGAAATCTAAAAAACAACAACCAATTTCATTTCAAAACATATCTGAACTTGAACAAATCAATCAAGTTAGAAGATTTGTTAATGTAATTGGCCAATATAAAACAAGAATCTTTAATACTGAATCATCAACGTTTCAATCTCTTATGATGGTGTTAGGTCAAACCCACGCTTGGGGTCAAAAAAGAGAAGATACCACCGTTGACATACTTAAAAAACAATTTGGTGAAGATAATGTTAAATCTGTTGGAAAACTTGGGAGTAGCGAAGATATGATTGGAGGGATAGATTGTGAAATAATTGTTGATGGTGTAACCAAAACTGCACAAATTAAACCTTTCTCATCTATCAGTGAAGAACATCACTTTATTGTTGTATTAGGTTCAGGTAATGTTAAAAAATACAATACCGACTGGTTAATTTTTTCTAAAAATAATAAAGAAATTTTAATATTTGATAATAACGAAACAACAATTTTTGGTGGTAATTTCGTTTTCCCTGAAAAAAGTTTAATTTATACTCTTAGCTGATATTTATATAGAAACACAAATCTATATGGCAGTTATCGCAGAACCGGAAAGAACCAAACTCTATACAAGAATTAAACACCTTTTAGGTGCCCCTCTTCGTTCAATCGAAATTGAAGATGAGATGATGGATAGTTTATTAGAATTATCTATTAGCGACTATTCACAATATGTTCAAGATTGGTTAATAGAATCACAATGGACTTCATTGTATAATCTTAATTTAGATACTCAATCATTATCTCGTGCCTTCATAACCAAAAGTTTAGATTATGAAACTCGATACACTTACGCTTACTCAAAAATTGTTGGACTACAAGCCGGTGGTGAGTGGGAACTTAAAAAAGATTATGTAGAATTAGTTAAAGGACAACAAATTTATGAAATTCCTGCGGGAAGAGAAATAAATGAAGTTATGTGGTTTACTCCCGCAGAACTTAACAACCTATTATTTGACCCCTGGTCTTTTGGTTCATTAGGTGGTATCGGTCTTGGTGGCCCGGGAGGTTTCTCACAAATGGGTATGTCGGGTTCATATTTTATGATGCCGGCATTTGATATGTTATTAAGAATGCAAGAAACTAATATTCAAAGAAGAATTATTGCTGGTGATTTAACTTATAGAATTACCGCTTTACCTGACGGAAAAAAGGCATTACATTTAATGAATACACCGGGTGGGAAATTTGATTTTGGAAATGCGACTATGACTCGTGGAAAAGTATGGTATTGGTATTATGATATCGGACCTGAAGATAGAGACAAATGTTTAAAAAACAATCCTGATATTATTAAATTACCATCGGATGTTCCATTTGACGAAATTGATTGGGTTGATTTAAATAATCCTGCACAAGTTTGGATTCGTCGTTGGTTTACCGCATATGTTAAAGAAACATTGGCAAGAGTTCGTGGTAAATTTAGTGGAAATATCAAAACACCTGATAGTGAATTAACTATGGATTATCAATCGTTAGCGACAGAAGCTAAAGATGAAAAAACAAAATTAATTGAAGAGTTAATTGGTGCCGAAGGAAGATTAACTCGTTTAAAACCTGAAAAGGTTATGGAACGCGAGGCACAAATTGCTGAGAATCTTAACAAACAATTAAAGTTCAGAGCAATGCCAAGACAAATATACGTAATTTAATTTATATGACTTTTATAACAAGAACAAAAATTGGAAACAAAGTATTCGGTGTGATGTCTAACTTACCAAATAGACCAGCTATTGAAACGATTACTATTCCGGAACATAGAACAAATGGTGAAGAACTCATTTTGGTTAAAGATGTTGATTATTGTAAAATAATTTTAGACCAAAACACAACTGAACATATTGTAATTAAAACTTTAACAAAGGTATTAATTTTACCTTTGATGGGACAAATTGACGAACAATATGATGAAATACTAATAGATAAAGGGGCGGCCGTTGAGTTCTTTAGAGTTGATGGTGGTTGGTATATTTTAAGTTCCGATGGATTAAAGTTAGAGTAAAAAAAGGTGTCGAATATGACACCTTTTCTTTTTTAATTAATATGTTCTTCCCAACCAGGTTCTGCTAATTCATAAATATATTCAGAACTAACACCAACTCTATCCCAAAACTTTAATTCTAAATCTGTTATTGTTAATAAATCCTCAATAGTGTCTTGGTCTCCTTCTTTATTTGGAATACCACCAATTAACTCACATTGAGTTTTAGTAAAGAAACCTCTATCTTCAGGGTTAGCAATTAACAAACTTTCTCTTAACTCTTTATTAAAAACAATTAATAATGGTTCGACTTTTTTATTAAATGTTGAGATTGCTCTTGGAACATTGTATTCTCCGGTTAAATCAGGGTTATTCTCAATTTCAGTTTGGTCTAACATATAACAATTTAATTGTATTGTTGAGGTAGACTTATCTTCAGGTTCCACCCCATTTACTGATGTGAACAAATCTAACGCTTTTTTAGTGTAATTGTTTTTGGTGATTTTTTGAACATCTCCGTGAGACGCCTTAACTCCATTATTAACATAACTAATTACATCCCCTAATGAAACTTTTAAATCGTGTTTAATCGCCAATTCCATATGAGCCATTCTACTCATTAAAGAACCCGCTTTAGTTTTCATTCCACATCTTTTTTTATAATCTTCGACAGACAATTTAACTCTTGCTCTTTGAGCAATTTGTTTTAAAGGTATCTGTTGGTCGTATATTCTTTGGTGATACTCAAAATACCACTCAACAAATTCCTGACCTTTCCCTTCCAATAATAATTTTACCCCTTTATCTAAAAACACCTCAATATACAGTGGTAATTTTTTAGACTTAATTGAATTTCCGGTTAATTTAATTTTACCGTTAGATTCCATTGTCGCGTAATTCTTTCTACTTAAATTAATACAAGAATCCCAAGTTCCATCACAATCTAACCCCATCTCACCTTTCATAAACAAGTCGTTGTATTCTGCGGTGTCGGCATAATAACCTCTATATTCTTGACCCTCTTTAACTAACCAATTTAATCCTTTTCCAATATAAACTCTA